CGTTAGTAGTAGTTTGTAAATTGTTACTCCAAATAGCCATTTTATAAAAGTTGGTTAAAGAATTAAATCAGTCCCAACTCCTCTACTTTCTTTTGTAACTTATCTAAAGGCATCTTCTTTGGGTCTTCACTTTTCTGTTCCTCTTTTCAGTCATAAGACTTTCAAGGGATAGAATAGTTACCACTGAGTTTGTTTTTAGTTTGTTCATCTAGTAGCCTTGTTGGGTCTATCTTGCTTAATACAAGATATTTTATGTCTTCTATGTCTAAGTCCTTATGTGCGTTTGCATAAGACAATAGTTCATCTTTGACATCTGCAAGGTCTGGATTATCAAGTAAGAATTTAGCCATCTCAGATTCTCTATTGCTATCAAGAGTCTTGTTAGAGTTGTTTAATTCTCTTTCAATAATCTTGCTATTAAATGAGGCATCTTGTATAGCTTCCTCCTTTTTCTGTTCGTCCACCTCACCATCTGAGTTCTTAAACTCAGAGTCTAATTCTCATGAACGAAGTTTCCTCAACTGTTCCCTAGCTTCTTCCAACTCAGTCTTAAGCCTGTCGTTGTCTTGTCTAAGTTCACTCCTTTGATGTAAAAGCTTTTTAATAGATTCTGGTGTCTTTTTTTCAGGCTCACCTTTTCCCTCTGGTTTCTGTTCCCCCATCTGCTCAGGTTCTCCCTTAGGTGCTTCCCACGCCTCTTTTGATTCTCCGTTAGGTGCTTCTCAATTTGGCTGCTGTGGCTCTTCCTTTGGTTGTTCTGGCTGTGGATTTTCTGTGTCCATTTGGCTTGTTGGTAGCTCTGCCACCATTTTCTCTAACTCATTCAAAGGAATTGAGTTGTAATCGGTCTGTTCGGTCATTTGAATTGATTATAGATAAATGTGCTATCTCTAGCGAACATGGGTCTACTCCATGTAGGATGCAATTTTCTTATGTGGATTGCTAACCACTGGATTAGCCGTCGCTAACCACTATATAGATGGCATGGAGACCGACCACCATACCATCTGTATATAAGTTAACTCATATCATTAATGATATCTTTAACGGTCTCATACAATTTATCTCATGCAGTCTCATCTTCTGCTAATCACTTTAATGTCTCTGGGAGGTCTAACATCTTCTGGTAAACTTCCCTCATCTTTATGAGGACAACTGCTCAGTTCGTAGGCTTCTCTATGTATCAGCTCTTTGAATTGAACAGATGTTCCTCAACGATGGCTTTATTTGCTTTCAGATATTCCTCTAAGACTTTCCAATACTTACTGTTTGTAAGTTCATATAGTTGTTTATCAAGCGTTTGCATTCTTAAGTTTAAGTTCTAAAACCTTTAATTGTGCTTCGTATAGTTCCTTTTTATCAGGGTCGGTCTCTACAGCCAACATCTGTTTTAGATTATCTACTCACACTCTTAACATCCTATCCTCTTCTTGTTTAACTTTTTCTTCTGGTAAGTCAACAACAGTTGTAGTAGTTGGTAATGGGTCTAACTGCACATCATCTGGTAGTTTTCAGTCCCCATAATAATGCTTAGCAAACTCACTATATGCTAACGATATGTTTCCATTAGTATATAATATGTTTAGTTTATCCTCTGGGATTCAGTATTTGTCCATTAAGAACTCTCTACTATTCCTTGATAATTCCCACATATTAATACCATAGAACTCACAAATTAACTTTACTACTACATCCATTACCCTATTAGTATCAAGCACTCACTTCTCCCTTAAGAGTTCTGGTGTGATATCAATAGCCTTAATTCACCGTTGGAGACAAGATTGTCTTATCCTGTTCCTCATATCGTTTTCAGCAACGATTGCTTTTGTAGCGTCTGTTGATTGTAATCAATCCATGTCGGTCTAATTAATAATTAAATCTCTTTGAAATAATCTAATACTATTTTCTTCTCTTCTTTAGATAGTTCATCTAATTCTTCACAAGCTACTTGATATGGAGTTATACCATATTTCTCTACAATAACTCTTACTTCTTCTGGTAAATCGTAGATTATAAATGTAACTTCTTTTGCCTTAGTCTTAAGATTCTCTTCAGCCCATTTTAGTAATACATCTTCTTCTCATTTCTTAAGATTGTATTTTGAAAGGTCTCTTTCTGGAGAAAGTAATTCTGCGTCTCTAATTCCATAGAACTCACATATTTTTTCTTTGGACAAAGCAACCTGAGGTTTCTCCTCCTTTTTTGCTTCTACCTTTTTCTCCTCCATCATCTCTACCTCTTGTTCCATTTCTTCTGGAACGATTTTCTTTTTAGCCATGTTATTATTTAATAAGGTTTAAAACAAACTTCATTCACTCAATGCTTGACTCAATCTCTACATCTGATTTCATCAATGCTCATTTGAGTTCATTAATCTCAGCCCATCTAGTTGTGTACTGAGTCTTAATCATTTCTGCAGCTTTCTCATCATTGTCTGCTCTCTTAAGAAAGTCTTCATTCGTTGCTAGCTTAACATCAGGGTCTTCGTATCCATTCTCCTTGAACCATTCCTTTGTTTTCTGGATTAGTAGCTCATGTGATTTCTTAATAATGTTGTGGGCTACATAGTTCTTGGTGTATGCCTGATGTAAATCCTTTAAAGCCTCTTGGCTTAGTAGTTCATTAACGTTTTCCATATCGGTCTATTTAAAGATTAAAAGGGCTGTGTTTTAAGTTGGTTATCTTTCTGAATCATATTGTTTGTTACTCAGTTCATGATTCATTGGTTACCAGCTTGTCATGGCATTCCTCACATAATAGCCATATCTCTAGCTTGTTGTCAACTCTGGATATATGCCATCTTCCTCATCTCTATAGCAGCTCTTGTGGCTGGCGTGTTTAATGCACTCTGGTAAATTGTAAGATAAGTGTAGTGGTCTTCATCCATGCTTCATATCTGCACAGGGATATTATTATTTAAGAGAATTACCTGCTCTTTAGCATCAAGCTCAGCTGGAGTGTAAGCACATGCTTGTTCAATCTCACTTTGACTCATTCAAAGTAAAGCACAATACTTTCTCTTCATGAATCTTTTCTCTGCTGGACTTGCTGTCTGGTCTGCCATAATCATGGCATATAGTTGAACAAACTTATCTAAGTCTGCTCTGTTCTGACTATCTAAGTCTCATCTGTTTACTATCTGGATTCTAGGGTCGTTTCCTCCTATGATATTCTTTCTAGTAAAGATATCTCATGCTGGACTTATTCATCTAGTAAGCTCTACATATTTCTCATCATTGACACTAAAGAAATGTTTATAGAACATATACCATAGTTGCCAGAACGTTTTCTCTCCCCATGCATTTATCTTATTTCCTAACACCTTATTAATATTAGCATTATCCTGTGCGATAGTTGCCTCAGATGCTGTAGTCATGTTAGGGTCTCATACTCACTGTGTAAGCTTAGAGATTCATGTATCACTCTCAGCTTGATTGCTTAATTGGTTCTGGAAGTTATATACATCTGGACTTAATCATTTCTCTGGTTCAATGAACAACATATTTCCTATGTTCTGACCATTTCAATCTACTGGGATATACTGTGGTCAAAGTACTCATTGGCTAAGTATCTTTTTAGATTTAGTATATATGTTTCTATCTAGGAACACTCTTCCACCTAAAGCCTGCTTAATAGCCTGTATTCTGATTAAGTTCATCATTAATGTTTGTAGCTTCTGTTTGTCCTCTACAACATCATATAGGTTGATTCCCCATGGGTCTCAATCATGTGGCTCTCGGTAGTTTAATGCTACAGGGAACTTAACATTACAATCTATTAGCTTCTCTCATTTTAAGATAGGCTTTACATATTTCATATCTAAGATAGCATCTCTCTTATACATCACTACTTGTAATGGTTTTCACTCATACATTGTGTAGTGTGTATAAATTGTTGTATCTTTTTCTACTGCTGTCTTTTCATTTATATATCTAGGATTTCATTTATCTTGTAGCTGTTGCTCTTGCTGTGGAGTTAATCCTGGTTGGATATCAACCTTTCTCCATATACCCTGTTTCTGCATTCTCTTTACTGCATCAACAGGCATCTTAGTTTCAAATCACATGTAATCAAAGTTCTTTATATGTGTGTGTCCTCTAGGGTCTGGATACCATGATAGTGGGTCTACTACTTTATAGGTAGGATTCTTCTTCTCATCGTCCCATCCTGTTAGCACTCTTATTCATACTCCCTTTAGGAACTTATTCTTTTGATTAATATAATCTTCTACTTCCATATCAAGATTATCATAGTCATATTCACATACTGATTGAAAATTCCTTGCTTCAATAAAATGGTACAAGTCTCTACTTGTCCATTTTACCTGTAGTTTATCCTGATAATATAGTGCTAACAAAGAGTTTGTTAAACTCCTGATAAGATTTACCTTTACCTTTTCATCTTCTGCTACCGTTTGGTACAACCAAGACCTTTCTCTGAATTGATTTCTTTTTTGAGTAGTTGCAGCCTCAGATGCTCAGAACTCTCTAAGTACCTGTGTCTTAACTTTCTCATAATCACTTCTTGTAAAGTCTGCCATGTATGGAAAGATATATTTAAAATACAATTATACTCTTGTGATATATAGAGTTTTTCCACAAAATCAAGAGAAAATTGAGATTCTCTTGATTTATGATTTTTTTTATTTATATGTACTTTTGTTATAGAAGTACGGCTATAATATATACATGTCTTAAACGGAATTAAATATCCTAACCAGACTAAGTTCCTTCTGGAGAATAATCTCTATCCAATCAAAAAAAGAGTAGCCATATTGGGTTACTCTTTTTCTTTATTAATTATATTTTGCTAACTCTTTATTTATGTCCTCTAACTTCTTCCTGTTCTTATCATTCATATAATGTAATATACTCTTGTAGTTCTCATCATTGGCTAAATGTCGTAACTCACTATTCAAATCTATTGCATGAACTACTTTAGTCTTCATCTCATTTAATCTCTTGATATCTTCTTCTGCATCCTCTTTTACTAAAGTATATACATAGAAATATTGTCAGTAGTTTGTTATCTCACTTAACTTATGCTTTAGTCCATATATGTTTTTTTCTGGTCTGCTTCAACTATCCTTTACACTCCTTTGTCCATCTTTATTAATAATATCAACTGAATGTCAGTTAGTTGAATATCAGAAATTAGTCCCATCTACCATTAAATCCTGCTTATCTTCGTTGTATTCTTTCGTAGGACAATAGTTTCAATCAATGGTGTATAAATTATTCAGTACGTCTTCTATAATGTCGTCATCGTATTTTGATAAACGAAAGTAAGCTAGTTTTCCGTACTTTTCTGTCAGCTTTTTATTATCATTCCACCAATCAGCTACTAATTTTACAGCACTCTGTACATACCATCCCTGTCCCCTTATCCTTCATCTAGTATAACTCATATCATCTATCTCTTTTATCTCATCATAGGAGAATTGGTAATTAGTCTGGTCTGAAGCCATTCATACTGCTGCAAAAATAGTACAACTAACATAACTCCATTTATTAGCATACTGATTATATTCAAATCTGATTTCATCTTTTTTATGTAGCTTTGGTAGCAACTCTGAATCCCCATTACATAACACATAGTCCTCTGGAGATTCTCATATACCTAAACATCCTAATTTTTCTTCCATCTGGTTATATTTATGAATTAAAAGTTCTCTAAAGTCTTCCTTACTCCAACTGTATCATTTCATTAGAATTTCATGTATTCCATATTTAATTTACTTCATCCTTTCTCATCCTTCTCTATTTCAATTATCCATCCTCAAATAGTATTACCTAAATTAAATCTTTTTGCCAATAAATTTTCTTTCAAAAAAGCGCCTGGCATAAACCCATGGATTCACCTATGCAAATCATATAGCGCAGTGTGATAATGACCTAATGCAAAGATGTCTGGCTGATTCTCTACTGGTAGACTATCTAGGTATTTCTTCATCTTATAATCCTTTGCATAACTTAGACTTCCTCCTCAATGATGTAGGTTTATATCTATTCAATTCAGCTTTAGCCTTGCATCATAGAATCATAGATGTATCAAGTCCTGTCTTACCTGTTCTATTGCTTTACAGATATTTACTCAGTTTTCTTTTAAAAATTTTTCTTCATGGTTTCAGCCGATAAAATACGTAGGTAATCATACATTTGGGTATCTATCTCTTATCTCTGCTAGCTGTTGTTCAAATCATACTGCACTCTGTTCAAATTGCTGTCCCTTATACACATTACAACCATCTACTATATCTCAGCAATGCACGAAACATTCTACTCATTTATCCTTAGCCCTATCGTAGAACTCTCATAACTCATCTACTGCAGCACCTCTAGCTCAGAAATGAGTATCGCTTACCAATCAGAACTTTAAATAGCCAGGCTCATTTAATACTTCATCTACTTCCTTCTTTGTGCTGTTGGCTATATAAGCAAGCATCTCCTTAATCTCTTTCTCTGAGTAATGCTCTAATAAGTCCAGCTTTTTCTTATCTTGTTTAGATAGCTTCTCCTCTTTAGGCTCTAATGCCTCTGCTATTCATTTCCTATACTTACTCACAGTTCTCCTATCTACCCCTAGTTCTTTTCATACATCTACATTAGTTACTTCTTCTGGATAGGATTGAATCTTTTTAATAGTGTCTTCATCTAGTTTACTCATGTGTGATTCTTTATAAAAAAAATAAAAAGAAATCTGATTTCCTTCTTATCTAATTACTTCTTCCTTGTACCATTCGTATGGGTCAAGTATATCTTTACTGTTCAAAACTTCTAACAACCACTCTTTCACATCTGGTCTAAGTGCTTTAGAAGAGATGTCCAGTGTAGTTATTAGCTGTTGTGCTATCATCTTGTTAGCAAATAGCTGATGAATAGCACGGTGATTTATATCAGGTATTACCTCTATGTTCTTGCTTACATTAGCTCAGCCACGAGAGGTCGGTAAGAGATGATGTCTACTGTATGACTTATCTCTCTTACTCATTTATTCTACTGCTAATATAGGATAAAACAACATTAATATCACTATAAGTATTATAATTCAGACCACGATTTCTTTTCTCTTCCACCTTCAGTTTCGGATTCTTTTGTTGAAGTTGTACTCGTTTTTTGAGGTGTTTCTTTTGCTCATTGAATCTTTGCAAGAACTAAAGCTGACATAGCATCATTCATGTGGTAGAATATTCTAGCATGTTCAAGATTTGGGGTGTATCAATCTTTCTGCAACCATTCCATAGCCATGATTCCATTCTCTTCTTTCTTTCTGTATATTTTAAATCCCAAGCTTGTCTTTGCTATTTTATATTCTCGCATCTATTGATTTAGTTATTTGCTAAATTCTCTTAATGCTTGTAAAAACTCCGTCTGCTGCTTGTTAATAGTCTCGTTGTACTTCTCTATTAATCAGTCAACACTCCTAATATATAATATCACAGTCGCAACAATAGAAGCAAATGCTATTGCCATAATCAAGAGGAATGTCCCTCTCTCTGAAGATGTAATCTTAGAGAGGGCATTGCCAGTTTCCTCTATAGTTCACTTCTCAATATTTACCATTTTGATTGTTTAATTAAAGAATTATTTTCCTTTAGAAGCTAATCTTGTTTCAAATGCTTTTAATATCTCCCATAAATCATACCATATAGTACTTCATGTTCATAGTGCTAATCATAATAATATCTTACCTCATGCTGTAATGTCTAATCAAAAATCTACAGAAAAAGCTGCTATTATACCAAGTATAAAAGCGAATCAAATACTGATAGTTGATACATACTTCTTCCTAACTAATCCAGTATACCCAGGTTTAGCAAAAGAAATAATCGTACTAATCACTGTAGCACATACAGTTAGTAGAGTAATAGTAGTTGCCATCTATATTATGTGAAGATATAAAAGATAACTTCTATCATCCCTATAACTATATTTTATAAATTTTCAATAGAAATTTTACGAATATAACCTATTGTTAACTACTATACCTCAATCATCTCAACTGACAAGTGGTTCATTATCAAAAAAGTATTCTGTACAGGTTCTGAAGTGTGAGTTCTCATCATGAACTGGTAGTCTCTGCTCTGTAGTTATCTCTCTATTCTCTGACTTCTGTGGATAATGGGACTGTATAATACTCTGTTCCCACTCATAATTATCCTTATCATAAAATAATCTGTTCATTCATAGCTGTGTCTTAGTTATCCTCTCCCTTAATGTACTCTTCCTATTAGTAGTTATATGTATTCACATCTCAGCTAACGCTTTCCTGATACTATCATCACTAACTACTGTCCTACTATCTGAATTATATGGGTCTCAGAAATGGTCATGAAACCTAACTAACTGCATAAACTTCATAATCTTGAAATCTCTCTCATCATATACCCAACTGTTTCAAGCATATGGCTTTCAAAGAACTAATCATGCAAAGTCTTTAATGTTCCAATTAACCCTCTTGAAGCTCTTAATAAGAAATACATTCCCTGTCTGGAAATCTTTCTGCCATAAACAAAAAGCAATACTGTCCCTACCAAAGTCTCGGCTTCAGTAAGTGTGTCTGCTAACATCATATACATAAGTACCTTTTGTTGCCATCTGTAAAAATAATGGATAAACTGCATTTACTACACTTGTCTCATATGAGATATCTACCTCCTGTGCTAAGTCTGTTGCTGTTCTGGTCATCTTCTGAAACTCATACCATACATTAGTCTTTAGTGGATGTAGCCTCCAAGGTAAACGTATCTTCTTGTTTAATAAATGCCTATAAGCTTTATGATTAGTCATTACTTTCCCATACACATTCCCTGTTCAGTTAGGTGTTCATCAAAATATCCTACACTCTGTAACATCCTTAGTCTTCTGTAACGCTGTCTCATCCCTAGGTCGCAGGGCAAACTCATCCATAAATACTACCTTCCTTCTTCACCCCGTTCAGAAATTCACTCATACATCTCAACTAATCTCTCAACACCCAGGTGCTGATATGTTCATATACTTGTTTAACATCTCCTTAGGCTTTAACTGTTTAGGTAATCTCTTAATCATATACCTTAACCTCTCAAACGCTGAGTCCATATTCCCCTGTGCATCAACATAATCCTCTTTGTAACTACCTAAAAGGACACTCCACTCTTTAAAAAGAAATCACCATAAAAAAATTCATAACATGGTTCGTGATAATCACATGTCCCTGCTCTTCTCTATCCATACATCTATCCCTAACTCTACAGCTTCTACTATCTGCTTAATAAAGTCATCCTGATATGGATATGTAATAAACGGTACGTGTGGCTTATCTAACCTAGGATTGTATGTCCATAAAAACATGTTAAAGAAAAAAATTGGGTCTTCCTTGCATTTCCTTATAAGCTTGACCCAACCCTCATCACTCGTATATTTAAGTAACTCTAACCTCTTCTCCTTATTAGCTTGCTGCACCTCCTTAATATATTCCTCCCTATCCTTTACACTCTTGCTAACATTGTCCCTCCATTTAAGTAACTTCTGCTCAAAACTTAATCAATCAAAATTTAAATCATCTTCATCTAACTTGTTCTCCTCTATATCCATTATCCCCTTTAGGGTGAGAGGTATCTTTTTTTGCGTCTCATTCTTCGCCTGCTTTACTTCTTCCATAGTCGGTCGGTTAAGAAGTAAAACTATTCGTAATAATCTAATAACATGTCATCTACATCCTTATGCTCTACCTCTGCCTTAATATCAGATTTAGATTCAATCCTTTGAGTGTTGTACTGCTCAGGACATCTAGCCTTTAATACCTTAAGTGAAAACTCTCCATCCTTGTCATTCAATACTCACTCATGTACCTTATCCTTAGCATCCCTTAATAACTTCGTCCTAGCCCAATCTACTCTTATCTTGAAATCTTCATCTGCTCTCATGTGATTGTAATATGTAGTAGTGCTGAACTTTGCCTGCGCACAAGCTTCTGCTATAGTGTAATCGTTCTCTATAGCTTCTAAAAATATCTCCTTCTGATTCTCTGTTATCGTATCATTGTTCGTAAAAGTCTTCCTATCCCTGTCCCATGTAATGTACCTCTTCTGATATACTCACTTTGGCATCTTGTTTAATATTAGTATGTAAATTGTGCCTTACATTGGCTACATTCGTTTCATATACAAATAAAAAAATTTTGCAAGAGATTTTTGAAAAAGGGGTCCCTAAAGATTTAACCCCCCTACGTACTCTATCTCCTCTTCCTCTAATGGATTAGGTGTAAACTTCATAAACATTAATGCTTTCTTCTCAGCTTCTTCCCATCATAAATCTGAATACTTGCTGGCAAAAGACTTAATCACTTCTTCCATCGCAGCCTTCCTTGCCAAATCCATTTCATAAAAAAATTTTAAGTGGTCTTTTAATTCTTCTCAACCACTTTTCTTTAACCCCTCCATCTCCCTTCTCAACTTTTCATTCTCTTCTTTTAATCAACTAATATCAACCTGTTGTCAACTTTTCTCAACCTGTTCAACATCCCTCCTAAATGCATACTGTCAATGATTTTTAACTATGAATCATCTCTGAATCGCCTTATCAAGCCATCTTACGTTCTTTCAATCTTTTCCATAAGCTTCTAAAATTGCCTTTTTTGTATCATACCACATTTGTAATTCTTACCTATATAAAATATTTATCTATACAATTATTGTAATCATTTCTCAACTTTTTTCAACTGTATGTTTTGTGGTCTTCTGAAATTAGTAAAAAATATATGTAACTATTTACCCGTGATTTTTTCAAACTTTCCCACGCGCGAACTGGACTTTCCCCCTGGGGGTGGTGTGCCCCCTATATTTTTTAATGGGTGGGGGGTGGCCCCTATATTTTTTTTGGAATCCTCTATTTTTTTAGCTCTTTGGAATGCTCTGATTTACCAGTTCTTAACTGATAGAAAGAGAAAATTAGAGGGGTTCTTTCTTTCTCTGGGACTAGTAATTAGAAGCTAGTAATTAGAAGCTGGTGTAGTAATTAATGCTGAGGGTGTAACTATTTGTTGCTGCTGTGGTGTGTGTAGCTTCTAGAATGGTTTGATGTTTTTTTTTCTTTTATATGGTATGCTTAAATGGTGGGGTTTTTATTTTTTCTTTGGGGGGGTTTTATCTTATGGGGTTTTTTATTCTTTAGGGGGTTTGATTCTTTCTTAGGGGTTCTTTTTATTCTTTGGGGTTGGTTCTTATTTAGGGGGTTTTGGTTGTTTTTTTGATTTGGTTTTTTTTATTTTTTTAGGGGGTTGGTGTTTTTTTGTTTTTGGGTGGTTTGATTTTTTGGGGGTTTTTTGCTGTTGGGTGTTTTTGTTTTACTAATTCTTAATTGCTTTTATTCATTCTTTTGAAATTCTCTTGATTTTTGTGTTGGAATGTTTATAACATCGCTGTCAATGATGAGCACCGCTGGAGGTGGTGCGGTGTAAAACTCCAGTTTTGCACTAGGTATTTAACAGTTTATAAGAAAGTATAAAAAAGTATAAAATCATGAGTTGATAGGTTTAACCTATCACCTCATAAAATCTTATGCTTTAGGGTGTGGGATTTTATGAGGTTTTAACCTCGTTTTTTATACTTTTACACAATATCACCATGAAAAACTACGAACTATTTCAAAGAGACCAGTTTAAACACTGTCAAGCTACAGAATGCAGACGGGAAGACGAAGACGGGAACGTTATAACAATTTTCTACAGTTATAGCTGTCCTGAACTGGTAAAAGTCAAGGGTGACTGGTATAGATTTTCTTTTGAAAATTCAAGAAAGGCTGGTTGCTGGACTTCAAGCCATACAACTTCAAAGCAATTAACTAGGTATTTTTGACCAGAATGGCGTGATTTACCAGTTATGAACTTGCAAGAGTTTGAGGATGAGTACTTTTACACAGGTATTGACTGACTTTACTAGAGTTTTGACGCTTTGGGGGTTGCTTTGTAACCTCCAACTGTCAAGGCTTTGACCTTGTTTTTTATACTTTACTAGATAAAAACATGAAAAACACTAAAGATTTACCAAAATGTGACGTCTGGACTGTGGAATTTGACCGTGACGGTGAAATGGAAGAGTATTTTTACAGGAACGAAAAAAACGCAAAAAGCAAATTTGACGAACTGGTTAAAAAGTACGACTTGCAAGTCAAGGGATGTTACGCAAAAGATGGACGAAGTTACTCAGTTTGGATGTGAAAAATCACCTTTGAAGATTAAGAGTTGATACCTTGCAAGTTGCAGTTTGTAACTTGCAAAAATCAACTTTTAACAAGTTGAGCTTTTATACTTTTACTAACATGCAAATGAATAAAAAAACACTAGAACTCAAGAGCGTTTTTGAGTTATCACCTGACGAAATGCAGGAATTATACCTAGAAGAGGGTGAGGAATTTGCACTTTTTGAGGGTGACCCCGATTATATGGTGACTCCTGAAGGTGAATGCATTTATTTTTTCATACGAAGTGAAAAAAACCTAGTTATTGTCTCAGATTATTCTGATTTTGATGATGAGCTTTTAGAATTTTGCAGGGGTCAAGATACAAGAGTAAGTAGAGGCGGTTACAATTCAAGAAGGGAATCATGAAATTGGGAATATTTAGAAAAAAACACGCGGGAATGATGGGAGGAATGCAAGAATTTGAAAATTGCATACCGTTGAGGCTGTGATTATGTTTACACGCTTTTTGAGTATGTAGAGAATCATGAATTATTTGAGTATTTGGATGGGTTTGATTTTGTTTGAGAATTTGAAGTTATAAATGCAATAGAGGATTTTTTCAAGAATTGAGAATGAACTAGCTGGGGTGAGTTATCCGAATATCAGGAACTGGCTAAAGAATGGATGGAGTCAAGGAATGTGAAATTTGATTAAATGGTTTGTACTTTGCAGGTTGGTTTACAACTTGCAAAAACAAGCTATTTGACGCTTGGTTTTTATATTTTATACTTTTATAGACATGAAAAATTGTAGAGGTTTGGTAATTGCTAAAGGTTACCTAAAAGAACACTATCAAAAAGAGTATGAAAAACTCAATGGATTATTTGGTAGTGATTGGTATATCTATCAGGATTATACTATCTATTATTTGGTGGTTGGTGAATGTGAAACAAGCTTTATAAGTTTAAAACTGGATTTACCAGAACTTATAGATGGTATTTGTTTTTGACTTTTACTTAGTAAACACTGAAAATAGGATGGAATGGATAGATATTATTTGAATGATACTAGGGGGTATTATTTGTATTTGTGGGATTTTATTTGGTAAATAGTAAAAAAATGACTGTAAAAGAACTTATTGAGGAACTAGAAAAATATGATGATGACGCTATAGTAGAGATTTATAAAAATGATGAATATACTGATGAAGTAAAAAATGTATTTGAAAGCGTCTTGACTGATTATTATACTACTATAATTATTCAAAATTATTAAGTAGTTTGTACTTTGGATGTTGCTTTGTAACATCCAAAAACAAGCTATTTGAATAGACGAAGACCTGAGTCTTCTTAGCTTGACTTTTATACTTTATACTTATTAAAATGGAGAAAAAAGACCTTATTAAAATCCTAGAGGATTTGCAGAATCATTTACATGATAGAACAGCACGACCTGAGGATGTACTTGTAGAGCTTAGAGATGCTTTAGAGGATTATGGTTTAAGAAATCAGAACTCAGAACTACGAGAAAACTATAAAACCTCAGACGAACTACAAGATATGCTTAGAGAGGCTATAGACCAATGAATCAATAGGCTTTACTACTTTATAGGTGAGGCTAACATTTACGACGTATCTATTATGTATGTTGATAACTACTGAAATTGTGAATGAAAAGTAACTTATAATGATTTGTGGAATGTGATAGAGAATATCCTAGATGGTTTGGATAAGTAAAATTCAAATTAGATGGTTTGATATTACAGATGGACAATTTATCCACTCAGATATTAAACCATCCAAATTTGGATTTTCTGGTACGAAAGGAACTGGGAAATCTATACACTTTTTATACTTTAATCTATGCAAGAATGATTAAAATTATTTGAGACACCATCGTAATGGATGGTGGGGTATGAAAACTCAAAAAATTATGAACCTTTAGGGGTTGAGTTTTTAGAGTTAAAAGAGACCCTGAAAAACACACAATGCGTAAGTTAAATGCGTATTGATTTAATGTAGATTGTTTAAGAATGATTTACACGGCTAACCCTGATGCTAAAATTGAGATTATCCAAAAAAATGTATTATCAAAATTAACAATCACAGTAAAAAATGCGTTAGAAGTCTGAACTTATTTATCATTTAATGGAGAATTGCAACTATTTGTAGGTAAGGATAAATTTAATTCAGTAATGTAATTAGAGATGGTATTCTTACTTATAATGTTTGTAGTTAGTGTAATAGGTAAACTATTTAAGGCTAACGAAGACCAAATAGTTGGTGCATCATTTGGGGTGCGAATTATGGTTATTATTTTAATGATAGTAACATCATAAAATTCTCTTGACTTTGATAGATAAATGTTTATATTTCTAATGCTAGTAAAAGTATAAAAGCAAAAAGCCTATTAACTGATGGTCGTTTGAGTCGTAGCAAACAGCTATCAGAGTTCAGACGACCTACTACGACCAGTTAGTAGGTTTTTTGTTTAAATTTTATTTCTTATTCTAAATAAAATGCATGTACTAGATGTAAACGAAATCTTTGGAATGACTTTCTATACATACGATAGGATTTTAGAAGAATGAGGTAAAAATTGACCAGATGCTATTGCTTTGTATATTAAGTTATTAAAACAAACCAGGATACAACAAACAAACCAGACAAAATCTTTGAATGTGTTTTTAAAGGAATGATTATGATGGGGAGATGAAAGATTAAAAAAAGCTAGACAAGTTTTAAAGTCTTTGGGGTTGATAGATGATGTAGTTATTAGAGATGAACTATGAAAAATGGCATGACACTATGTAAGGGTAAATTTCTTAATCAATGAACAGAAAGTTAGAACGTTAGGTAGTACCTATAATCTATCCACAACTGGACTAAACCACGACGTGGCTAAACCCACATCTGGACAAACAGACACAAATGCTTTAAGTAATATAAATATAAATGCTTGAAGTAATAAATTAAAAAATAATCAAAACAATGAAAACACTCAAAGCACTAACACTCAAAGCACTAATACTTTCTTTCCTAAACAGGATAGCGTCACACCTACCCTGGAGGATGGCGACTTGACATTTGAAGAGATTTATAAATTATTTTATCACAAGAGTTGACATAAACCTAGTGAACAGAAATGCAGGAAAGTATTTGAAAGCTTAAACCTAGATAAAGAATGATACGAAATGTTAGTAAAAGATTTGAAGTTATTTAAGATGGAATATAAATATTGAGTTAAAGACCAGAAATACCGACCATGATTTGAAAAGTATGTTTGAGGGTTTAATGCTGAATGAGTAAATGAAGAGTACAGATTAAAAGAGATTATCAAACATCATATGGAGAATACTGAGGATATAGAAAAAGGTAAGAAGAGATATAAAGATTTATGTGATATGTTTGGTAAAGAAGTTGTAGATAAATTAGTAAAACAATATGGTAAAAACAAAAACAAAATAATATTAAAAGCCGATTAATCTTTTATATTTTTATTAACAATTAAGATGAAAAAATGATTTGTATTTCCTAGTGAAAATTTTAACAAGCCAAAGAGTGACTTTGGTGTAATGATGAGTGGAGAATTGGTTACTATAGTTGCTGAAAGTAACTCAGGTAAAACCACATTTGCCATGGATATTATAGATAGGAATTCTAAGTTAGGTAAGAAATGCTTTTATATTAACTTAGAGTTTGCTATTGAGACTATGCGAAAAAGTAGATGGTTATGGTTAAACTGAAAGAAGAAAGAGAATCTAACAGACCTTGCGCCACTATCTGAAGAAGAAGAAAAACAAATGGATAGTTATGTTAAACAGAATTTAAAGAAATTTGATTATTATAATAATCCTAATTGAATTAGTTTAACTGATTTAGAAAAGCTTATATCCGAGAAAGCTTTAGAGTGATACGAAATGTTTGTGATAGATACATTTAGTAGAATAGAATGAAATCTTAACTCACAAACTGCAAGAACTATGCAAAATAAATCAATGGAGGTATTACAGGAACTAGCGCAAAGATTGGATATTCTAATAATTGTATTACATCATACGAATAGACAATGAACATGGGAGGGTAGCCAAAAGATTATGGATTTAAGTAACATGTTTATAGTAATAGAAAAGGATATTGATTGAGAATTTCAGGAATATAGAAGATACAAGCTTATGAAAGATAAATATACAACTAATCAAGAAGTAGAGTTATATTATCATGGTTGAAAATATGAATTTTAGTTTTTAATCCAGATTAAAATGCGTAAAACAAGTAATTGAAATATAATATATGCACAGACAAATGATTATTGTGCAATAGGTACAACTAATATCCTAGAGACAATATCTAAGATGATTTGATACTGATGGACTTTAATAGAACAGATAGATGACGATGAATCAGTAATGTTATGTTTTGCAAAATGAGATTTACTTAATGAATTGCAATAAAGTTTTTATTTATTAATCTAATATATCATGTACAAGATTAAACTTTTTACATCTCAATGAGAATTTTTTCTTAAAACAGATGTAACATCTTTGCCTGATGATAAATTTATAAAGGCAACAAACTCATTTTGAGTTGAGTATTATGTTAATAGGGACGAGATTAGATTTTATAAGGTATATAAATGTGAATGAGAAGAGGAGAAATAAATCCAGAATCATTTAAAATGCTGTGGAAAACAAAGAAGGCTGCAGAAAATATTAAACCAATTCTTTTAGAGATAGTAGATAACTATTGGAGAAAGACATGAAAGCCACAAGGGAAAGTAACACGGAAGGATTTAGCCGACCGTGTTTTTTCAGAATATTGCAGACTTTATTATGCAGATGAGAAATGATATGTTACATGTATAACAAGTGGAGTAAGGATGTTTTGGAAAGATAGTCAATGCTGACATTTTGTATCCAGATGAGTATTAAAGTACAGATACGATATTAATAATTGTCACCCTCAAAGTTATGCTGAGAATGTAATACTATCTGGTAACTATAAAGTTTATACCCTACAAATGATTAAGATGTACTGATTAGAATATGTGGAAAATATAGTAAACGATAAAGAACTACGAACATATAATCAAATTGAATATGAAGAAATGATAATGGGACGATATAAATTTATAGTGGAGAAAAAAGAATTGATTGAAAAGAATAGTTAAACACTGTTATTCAAAAGAATAAAAAAAGTATTAAAAAAGTCTTGCATTTTAATTACAAATGTGTATATTATATGTGTTATCATTTATAAGATAACTTTTTATACTTTACTATTACAAAAATGACCGACGTAGACTTAGACTTGTTCAACAAAGAACAACGACCATGCAATTATGATTATGATTGCTTAGAGTTTGGTGAGTACTTAATGAGTACATGAAAGATTGACTTATCTGATGAGCTTTATGAGGCAAGAAGAGATGAGCAGGTAGAATTAGAAATGCAAAAATCTTTATATCTTAATCAATTACAAGATGCTTAAATTCAAAATCAATAAAGACAAATCAGATGAAAGATTTGAGTTCATGGAATGTGAGATAGAGAATGGGTACATTGCTATCATCAAACCATTAGAGAGTCCTTTTCCTATGTGTTCAGTATTTATTAAGAGAAAAGCTTTCAATGATAATTGAAGTGAACTATGATATGTAGAGATAGCCAATCATGAGGCTACTAACTATGAAGAGGCAAAAGAAATTGCAGAAAAAATTTATGAATCTATTTATGACTTTAACCTAAAGATAAAATGAAGTGAACAATAAAAGCTGGATTAACCAGAACATATGCTTTAAGGCAATATGAAAACATCAAACCGATGGTAGAGATAGAAATAGAATTTGATACCGATACAGATAAAGAGTTTGATATGCAAAAGACATTAGAGGCATTAAAGATTAAATGTGAAGAGTATATAAACAAATTTAATCCAGACGATTCTAATCTACCATTCTAATTAAATGAGCTGGGTATCTCAATAAACTACCCATTTATTTATTCTTATTATTATTTAAAATGACTTGGTGAAATTATGACAGTTCAAAGAACTATTTAAAAGCAAAACTAGAAAACTTTGGTAAGGGGAATGAGACTCCTTTTTTTAATATCCTAAAATGGAATTGAACAGAGAATGAAAGTATCTGACAATGAGCATTTATTGAATGAACATTAAAACATATAGAAGTAAGAGACACTCAGTTCTGACCATATGCTACATTAGAGATAGAGGATGAAGAAAACAATTCTATTAAGTGGGGTATGAAACTAGGTAGAACAATGAGAAATATATTGTTTAAGTTATATGTACCTGCATGATTAAATAAAAAGATTAACAATATTAATCTAAAGACTGGAGTGTATAATGAAAAGAAATATGTATCAATACTTGTTGACTGAGAAAGATATGAGAATCCATTCTATAAATGGAATGAGGCAATGGCTAAGTATGATATATCAGATGAGATTACAAGTAGAGTAAGAGAAGTTAAAGACCCTGAGACATGAGAAGTAGTTAAAAGAGATGAAACAAAACTAGATGAATGGGTGATTAATACAATCATACCTGCTATTAATGATGCATTAGTTAAAGAATGAGATAGCTTTTGGGATAATGGAACTGAAGTACCAGTAGCAGAATCTATAAAGAAAGCAAACAAAGTAGATGAAGAAATGAATCTTCCATTTTAAATCTTAACCTATATTTCAAATGTGAATGTGAAGATGAGTAGTGATAAGGTATGCGTTTGCAGATATTGAACCAAGAATAACAATGTACTGTGTGCGTAACTGATACACAGATAAACAGTTCTGTGAAAAAGTAAAGATAGCACAGGGTACATTGAATAACTGGAGAAAGACATGAAGCATACCTATTACAATGGTACATAAACTAAAGAGATATATACCTATAGATTTTATGGAATTAAGACCAGTAAATACAAATGGAGTGGAGTAACTTATTAGAGGAGGCATCAGCCATTATAAATTCAGAAATGCCTACAAGGAAAGATATGGTAAAACTTAGTAGGATAGAGTTTAATATGGCTGTGCTTGCTAGCAAAACATCTACTGAGGCTTTATCTGAAGAAGAACAATACAACCTTAGAAGGTCTGAGGTTGTATTAGAAGAGAAGGGGAGAAAGAAACCTATAACAGAGGCTACAGAGATATGAAAGTTCGTAGCAGAAAAAGAACACTGAAACTATAGGAGTCTAAAAGAAAAAGCTAAATGAATGTGGAACACAATCAATTCAGTTAGATGATTTAAGATATCTGTATATAGCGTAGAAAAAGAAAACGATGAATCTATGTTCAGTAATTATAAATGATTGGATTGATAAGATTTTATCTTTTAAACAATGTTATGAGTTTTTTAGCAGCAATATTATGATGCTTTTTATCAGGTGGTACTGTACTGGTTTGTCCAAATCCACCACTTGACTATGGTATGGTGGGACAAGTGTCCACTCAGCAATCTGTACAAGCCTCAGAAGAAAATCAACCACAAGAAGAACTACCTTTTCTTGAATGAAAGTGAACTTGGTATGATTATAAGTTATGAGGTAAGTGGTATAGCAAGTATAATGATACGTGCGCAATGAAGGTAAAACCTAGATGATGACATTATAAGGTATGTGTTAAAGGAACGGATAGATGTGTAGTATGTAGATTGAATGACCGATGACCTGCAGAGTATACAAACAAGGTTATAGATTTAAGTTCACATGCTTTCAAACAGTTAGCACCTTTATCTAAATGAGTAATAGAAGTTTTAATTTACAAGATAGACTAATGATAAGAAAATTGATTTTAACTATATGAATCCTGCTAGTATTATTCTGGTTCTGGATTTATATTGAAACCCATTTGGTAAGTTAGGAGATGGATTGCCTTGTACGTGGTGTGACGTATATAAAAGCCCCCAAGTCCAGATTCCTACAGTGGAGACGCTGTAGGGGGTATAGTATAAGCCTTTCATGGTCTGGCAACCTACTCCACCCAGTATGGTATAAAGTAAAAAAGATAAAGAACCATTAACATTGGCAGGGGGTGGACTGCCTTTTAAATTATAACTATTAATAAGATGTCTATAGAACAACGAGCAAATGACATGTGAGTAAGTGATTTAGTAAATGAGATTAAAAAGCTAAGAAAGGAGAATGACAACCTTAGATGTAGAGTGGAAGATTTAGAACCAAACTATGACAATCGGTATAATCTTATTAACCGAGAAAGAGAAGACCATCAAAAAGTTGTGAATGGATTGTTGATAAATAATTTTATTTTAATACTAGCTGTGGTTGGTAATTTAATTGTATTATTGCTTAAGTAATCAGACTTTTATATTATTTACCTATGAGAATGAAAAAAGAAAAATCTGAATGAGTGGTTATAGGTTGAGAAGACCACAAGAATTATATTGATTTTGAGGAATATCTAAAACTCCAAAAAGAGAAAGAGGAACTAGAAAAGGAAGTAGAAAGATTACAGAAAGTCTTATATACAATAACTTGAAGCCGAGATGATGGAGAGCCAGATTTGTATGAAGATGTAGAATGAGATTTATGTTAATCAGACTTATTTATTACATTTATAATTACAGACTTTTATATTTATTTACCACAGACTAATGAAAAAAGAAAAATCTGAATGAGAATGAATAACTTACTTATGAACTTTTGCAGGATATGAAATATTAACGAAAGCTAATGAAAATATTGTAGCTAAATCTGATGAGAATGGTGAGTGGTATGCTGTAATGAATACTTGAATGTTCCATAAACAAACTCACTTATGCAAGACACGAAAGGAGTTATGGAGAAAAATAAAACATAATAAGGATGCTAAGAAACTATGTCAGATTTTTAATAGAGATTTTATATAATCAGACTTTTATATTATTTACCAAAAGGAAATGAAAAAAGAAAAAGCTGAATTAGAAAGAGAAATAAAGAGGAATAAAAATGGTCTTCTTATGTTGAATAGAGTGTTAGATAAAGAAGAAGTTGAGTGGTTATATAAAAATACAAAACCTATACATCAAGAGTGATGGATTAAAGAAAATGGGAAGATGGTGTATTATTGACCTAATTGAGAGAAATACTAATCAGACTTTTATATTATTTACCTATGGAGATGACTAAAAAAGAAGAAAAAAAATCTGAATGGTATTGGGAGATATGAGATAAAAAAACGAATAAGCCAAATGAAGTTATAGCTTGGTTAATAGTAGAAAAAGCTAAGTTAGAAGAAGAAAATAAAAAGCTGAAAGAAGACAATAGATTTCTTACAAAGATTAGCAAAGAATATATGGAGAAAGAAGGTATTATAGAAGTTACTGAATTTACAGAACTATATAAAGATGACTTAGAAAAAGAGAATAAAAAGCTGAAAGAGAGAATAGATGAGTTAGAAAAATGCAATCTCAATCTACAAGAACGGTTGGACAGGAAAGAAGAACTGAATAAGAGTTATAGAAAGGAGATAGAAGAACTAAAAGCACCTCGTAATATACGAAATTCAGATGAGTGGAGGAAAACACACCCATTTGGTTAATCAGATTTATTTTATTTACTTTATACCTATGGACAAAACCTGTAACCCAGAGCAACTATACGAGAGGAAATTCCCTAAGAATGAATTGCCCCTAAAAGAATGTGCCGAATGTCTTTTTAACGTTTTATGTCTTGATTATTCTACCTATGATGAAAGTAATGATTGCGTGCAAGAGATGTCAGAAAATTATAGAGAAAAAGGGGAGTAGAGTTTTATGTATAGCTTGTTCTAATAAGAAAGATAAAGAGATAGCAAGAATATATAGAGAGGCACATAAAGAAGAAATCAGAACGAAGAACAGAGAAAGAGCTAGGCAGAAAACAGAAAAACTTAAATGGTGACAGTAAACAAAAAGCTGAGAACTAACTCAGCTTTTTTAAATTATTTTTTCTTTCATCATCTTCCACAAGGCATTAGTATATTAGTTAGAGAATAAATCATATATTAGTAGTATCCCTAGTACTACACATAGTGTAAAGGTTAGACTTACGGTCATCTCTTAAGTTAAAAGATAAATCTGATTATAGTCCATAGTTAGCTTTTGTTTGATTGTAATAGTCTGCTACTTCTTGTGCAGTTCGTGCTTTATTTTCAAATATCACATTACTAATGTAACCATTCCACCACCACCATGATGTAGTACTTCCTCCTATATAGAAATTAGTTCACGATGTAATAGCTGTGGTAGTCCAATCTCATTGACTTACTCAATTAGCATATAATGTAAACTTAGTCCCATCATATACTACTGCACCTCCCCACCGTTGTTCCCTTATTGTTTGCCAAAATTCGTGGTCATCTCATCGTTGTTGAATTGTGTTATTGTCATCAAATATACCCAATTTCAACATTCTTCATGTACTACCTGTCTGTCACGAAAAAAATACAATTTCACTGTCGTTACTTGGTGTATAGGAAGCGTTATTATTATAACAATACCATAATATTGTTCTTGGAGATGCTCATTGTGGAGTTTCTGCTATAGTAGTACCTAGCCTTGAAGAACTACCATTGAAACTAGCACAATCAACTCATTGGTAAGTTCAGAATGTGACATTATTGTTAGTTAGAGTATTTCAGTTCCCACTTTCATCGCTTGTTGTTGTAGTAGAAGTGAGAGGATAATAAGCAATAGTATTAGCTCATGGTTGCCATCTACCTCATCCACTTGGTCGTATCTTCTGCTGTCAGATATACATTCATGTTAGTTTATAACCCATATTAGTAACTATAAAGAGCTAAATAATCTTGTATTTCCTGTGCTGTTCGCACCTTGTCTTCTACTATAGCCTCATCCACATAACCTTGTATTGTGTTTGTATAGTTATCGTGATTTCTACCAAATACAGTCAGTCAGCCAGAAGGTCACAATCCACTACCATTACCACTAGCACCAAAATTCGCTACTAGACTACCATCTATATAACCCTTTACTGTGCCACCATCGTATGTAAGTGCATAATGATGCCATGTATTTAATGGAGAATAACTATAACTCTGTGTATCCCATGCAACATTCTCTCTTAGATGGTTAAACTGTACCTGTGTATTATTTTGATTAAATCAAATTCCCCAAGTTACTTTAGTAGAGGCGTTGGCTATACTTATTCACATAGGATGGTCGTTAGTATAATGAGTTCATGTAGGTTTCATGAAACACATGATAGTAAATTGTGATGGGAAACTTTCTCAACCTCAGAAATCTGAATATAATCTCTTTCAGTCAGAATTATTATATCAGCATCATTCACTTACTCCACTTGCATTATATACTATTCAGTTATTAGTAACTGTGTGTCCCTCGTAGTCTGTAAATACTGCATCAGATTGATTCATATTGATGTACCATAATGTGTTGGCTGTTGGTTGCCATCATTGGTTATCATCTACACTACAACTAGCAGTGAGTCCATTCACAGTAGTTGCTGTAATAGTACATTCTCATGGAGTTACGCAGGTTACTAATCCTGTTGTACTTACTGTTGCTACTGTTGAATCTGATGTAGTCCAAGTTATTCTTTGGTCGCATACATCAGGAGTAAGAGTTGCTGTAAGCTGTTCTGTTTGTCAGATAGTAGTCAGACTTATAGAGCTTTTATCTAAAACTATACTTGTAGGATTAGGTATTCATATATAAGCATTCTTTAGTTCTGTTTCTGTGTTGTTTGGATATAGATATACTCCCATCTCTATTCAATTGTAAGATAAATTAAATAAATTTTTCTCTAATCTGTTCTAAACTAAGTCCTTTGTAGTAATACCAATATACAACTCTGTTTCTTGGTATTCATGTTTCTCTTGCAAATTGTCGTACTCATACATTTCTTCTTGTATTATTAGCTTGCTCAATATTCGTAGCCCATCTGCAATTCTCTTTACAGTAATCTCAATCTACATTTATTCTGTCTATTGAGGTTTCCTTCTCTCAATATTTTTCTACATGGGCTAAATAACTTTCATACATATCATCTATAAAGGATTGGTATGTTTTTCGTTCACACTTTATCCCTCTGGCTCAATATAGTCTGTATGATGGGGATTTAGGATTATTGCATCTCTGTGTCATACATCTATAAATGTTGTAGAATCTAGATTTTCAGAGTCAATGTGTCATGTGAGAGCATTTTCTACATCAGCAATTGCCTGCAAGTAAGCTAGGTCTGTCAACATAATGTATCCATCAGCATTTTAAACATTTTACCTGTTCTCTGATTCTATTGTTTCTACGGTAATGCTCTCATGTAGCCTGTAGCTTTCAATAGACATTTCATTTAATCTCTTTTCTTCTAAATTCTGCCATGTTATTATAGTTATGGTATAAAACTTATTTTGTGGGAGAGGTATATATCCATAACATACATACCTCAATTACGGTAGCTAACCGACCAATTATTCAATGACCAAATACAAGCAGTTGCTATCATAAGTACCTAGATTTCAGTAATCCGTTTCAAGCCCTGCCCATATCTTCATTCAGCTTGTTAGAATGTTATTAGCTTGACTACTTACTACTACATCTCATCCACTAGGTGCTGACCAAGTAGGAGTTCAGCTTACATTAGTTAATACATCTCCGTTATTTCATCCACTAGGTACTCCTGTAGGTATAGTTCATCAGTCAACCAGACTTTTATTATTTGCTCACCAAGTAACTAAATTTCATTGAGTAGGAGTAGCAGGTAGAGTTAGAGCATCTTGCTTACCACTCCAAGTAGTCTTATCTGTTGCTGTTACGAATTTATTTGTAGTGGTAGAATCTGAAATATCATCTGCATCTAATACTACTGCTCAAGTCTGAGTGTTTACACTAGATACAGGTGCTGTACTTGGCGCTGACCATTCATATCCATTAGCTGTCTTAGTAAGAACATCATCTGTAGTTCAAGCATTATCTGGAGAGAATCATTCTGGTAATAGATACTCATCACCATCGTGCATTATCTTGTTTAGTGTGTTTGTCATTACTTATTTGAAAAGAATTAAATCTGATTAACTGATTCCGTAGTTAGCTTTCATTTGATTGAAATAGTCTGATACCTCTTGTGCTGTTCGTGCTTTATCCTCTATGATTACAGCTCACATATAGTTATTTCATACAACAGACCCACTATAAGAACCTCATATATAGAATGGAGTAGTATTTGCTACGCTATTTACTAGGCTTTGCTTTGGATTAGCTGTTTGGACTCCATCAAAATATACATAACATCCTGTGGTATCAAATGTTACGGCATACATGTGCCAATTGGTATCTACTGTAATAGCCACCATAGTATCTTTGTCCGTAGTATTTCAATACCTAACTTCAAAATTATTACCACCTCATCCAATCCCACTTCATCCCCAATCTCCAGAATATTGCCACATTAGAGAGAAATTTCATCAACTAACTTTAGATTTATTCCAAAACACCATAGTATATGGCAAAGATGTTACTGCCATACTAGCAGTACATTTAGAGTTATTCATATCACAGCATTTTACTCCATCTACTGTAGTCAGATTTGTAGAGTTACTTGTTAGATTATAATTGTTACCACTATAGTCATCATAGTCATCAGTTAGTGGTCGGTAACCTAATGTATTAACTCATGGTTGCCATCCTCATCCTCCACTTGTAGAGTATATAAAGTAATGCTTTCAATCACTAGCTGCTCATGGTAGTAATGCGTTGTACTCTGCTTGTGTTACATATTCTATCTCGCTTCATCACCCACCTCATCATGCTCACCATTGAAAAGTATCTTCATCTACATATTTAGGTACATATCATACCTGAGGCGTGCCTGTTGCTTTTATTCTACATGGTTTTACTTTTGTTGCCATTATTTAGAATGATTAGTTAGTAAATTTTTTAAGATTCTATTGTACATCATGTTACTATTCCTGTGGTTGTACTTGTAATAAGAACTGTAATAAAACATTTCTTATCAGAAGCTGTAGGTAATGCTATATTTAATGGATTAGTAATTCAATTTCCTAAACCAATAGTATATGTTTGACCAGCTGCAACAGAATCAATATATATAGAATATGTTACTCATGGATATGGCACAACAGAAGAACTGATTCTTAAATTATTAGTACCACTTGTAATCTCAGATACAATTTGTGTTAGCATAGTACCCTGAAATGAATTAACTGCATTCTCTGAAGGTCATGGTTCATATAATTTTAAAACATAATCTTCGCTATTTAACTCTTTACATATTCATTGTGAAGAAGATATAGAATATCAGAATGATGCTCTTCAATAATATGTTGTATCGTTATGTCAAACATTAAATACCAAGAATCATTTTTCTCCAGTTCATTCTGATGTAACAAATAGCATTTGCTTACGTGTTCATAATGAATTTGAAGGAACTTTCTCTCATTCTTTATAATATAAATTATAAGTTGTTTCATAGAATCATTCTGCTAATTCCCATATGTTAGCATCTGCATTTAGAGTCGTTACTCCACCTCATCATCATGCTATAAATGATTTCATTGTGTTTAAAGTAACTTTACCATTAGCATTATTATAAGCATATACAAACTCTTCACTTCATGTAGGATTTGTAAGCGCTGTTAATGCTGAAATCTTTGTGTTTGCCATTGTTTAATAAATAAGAATTTAAAAGAAGTTAAAATGTTTAAGCTATTTCTTGTACCAAGATATTTCCATCCTCAGTAGATATATTATCACTATTCTCTAATAGGATATTATATGATTGTATATAGAAATATATAGTACCATTGTCATAATATATCTGACAAGCATCTCATGATGGCTGTGTGCTTACAACAGAGATACTTAATCAGCTATCTTTGATTATCTTACCAGTAGCTCAATCAAATAAAGCTATATTTCCATCAGTTGCACTAGCTGGTCATTTTACATAATCATCTAATACAGTATTTAATGCAGTGTTAGTTACGTAATCACTAGCATCACTTAACTCAGCTACAGTAGTAGGAACTAATATATTAACAGTCTTATTGGTTGTGGCATTTGCTGTAAATGTATCTACTGTAGTTCAGTTCCTTTGAATAGTTAATGTAGCATCTCAGATAGTAGGAGTATTTATGAAGTAGTTATAATCATACACATTCTGCTGTACATTATTTGGGTCATATACAGCTTTAAGCATATCTCCAATACCTCATCACATAACAGGCGCATGCGCTACCCATATATATGCAGCCTCATTACTACCTAATGAAAGGAAAGTAATCGTCTCTGTATCTGAATCATAAGTATAATCTATCCCTAAGAATAGTAAAGTTCCTGAGTCTGTAAATACTAAGAACGATGTATCTGTAGCAGGACTGTTTACAAATGTATATGAGGCACTACCAGCAGGAACATCCTCTCTATACCAAGTACATCAGTATGGTATATTAACTGTAGCCACTCATTGCACATCTGTAACTGTAGCACCTCAGACAAAATTAATTGTATCAGCGATGCTAACCTGCGTTACTCAGTTTTCCTGTACAGCAATTCATTGTATTCACTTAATCTCTCAATGCTCTCTTACTGCCATTTATCTACAGATTACGGATAAAACATCATTAGCTGTTCATGTTACATAGAATACATTCATAGCATGTACATATGTTGAATAGTCTAATGTTAAAGATTTTCAAGGGAATATTGGATATTGCTTATCTGCAGTATCTCCAGTATTCTCAGCAATATAGATAGGTGCACTGTTACTATCTAATGCCTTAAACATAATCTCTGGTCTTAACCCTCTTCCATAAGCTTCTGTAATTCCATTAGTGTCCAAATTTTCTTGTGTTAAATCACCTACTCATGGATTCACTACCTCTATCTTCATCTCATTACCAGTCATTGTGAATGTTCTAATCATTATTGTTTCTTTTACGAAGTAAATCAAACTGTGCTCTTAGCTTTAAGAAGTCGCAAGACAATCTATCATATTCCTGCACCTTCTTATCCAAATCTTTTTTCAACTTATCCCTCTCTTCCTTAACTCATAATATCCCCTTGTCTCTTTTATATAATTCAGATTCCTCATACTTTACTATCTTACCTTTCTCATAGATTAACTTATCATTTATATCATAGTTCACTTCTTCAACTGAATCATAACTTAATCAATTAACTATTGTCTTACTCTTCTTTATGATTCATCAGTTCTTTATATATACGTATATCATCCTACACCTCAGTTAATATAACAGTAAAATCATATTCTAATACTGCATGCTCTCACTCTTTAGCTTTTAGAGTTATACGTGGTGTGTATTCTCAGAATACTAAAGATGTTTTAGGGAACATATATTCAATAGCTCATTGATTAGGTGATGCTTCATTTACTACTATGTTGGCAAGATATTGTTTTCATTTTAAATCATCATCCGTTATCGTTTCTAGTTCAACCATTGTCTCTGAATCTGTATCTACTATTCATTCATACCTTCTTGTTAAAAACTTTCTACCCTCTCTTAACTTTACATTTATCTCTTCTATGTTTTTGTTTAGTTCTTTTATCTCTTTCTTTAATCACTTGATTTCTTTATCTAGCTTAGAAAAGGACGCAAAATTATTTCACTCTGCGCCCTCATATTTCTTAGATATTGAATCTATCTCTTTTACTAATTTGTCAAATAGTCCATAAAACTGAGTGATAGCAGCATTTATATTTTCATGTGCTTCTAAATGCGTGTCTTCTCACTCTTTCGGTCTTATCATACTTACTTTCTTGACTTGTTCCATAGGACTAACTTTCACTTATAAAACCATTCTAACTTTGATTTAATCTTTACAACTCTATTCACTACAATATTCAATGTCTCATGCTTCTCTCCATAATTCTTATCCCACTGCTTAATAAATTTATTCTCCCACATATATACTGTATTCAAGATGTAAAGTGTCTCACGCTCTTAATGCTATCCTCTTATCAATAGTATCAAACAGTTTATCATTTACATAGATTTCTACCTTGTCGGTCTCTAAATACTCTTCTAGTGTTTCATTCAGGACATACTTTCAGTTTATCATAGATGCGCCAAACGCCTTACCTCATACAATAACCTGTATGACATCAGGCATTAGGCTCATTATGTCTATCCTTTCATTCATTACATAATATTTTATCTGATAAAATCAAGTGCTTTTTGATTATTACTCCCAATCTTCTTTTGTACTTGTAGTCTCCCAATCTTCTTCTCATCATAGAGATTCCCAAGCCTCTGTTTCTCCTGTTGTTTCCCACTCTTCTTCTTTCTTTGTTGTCTCACTTTCTATCTCATCAAGGAATCTATAGTACAATAGCTTTCAGATAATAGGCACATATTGTACAAGGTCTGTCATCTCATCTGCATTGTGCTCAGTTATCGCCTCTAAGAAGTTCTTTCCAATTCATATCATAGGTGGCTTAACCTTATTCATAATTACTCCCCACAATCCTTGCCATTGATATGTCTTTTTATCGTATAATGATAGATTCCATATCTTTAGCCATGACGCTTTTCATTCATTCCATACTTCATTTAACGCTTCATCTATTCATTCGTTTAATAATTTCCATAACGCAGTCTCATCTGTATCTCATTTAATCCAGTCTTGTAAATCTCATATAGCGACTCAAAACAATGCTAAAAATATAGATACTTCCATTAACCATGCTCATGCCTTTACTGCTCACTTGGCTCACCTTCAGTTATTCTTATAAACGTTATAAGCTCATTGCACCAGCATATCTATTCTCTTAATAGTGAACGATTGCAACGCATAACATAATCTAACCCAACCATTATTAAGATATGCTGTAGGCATAGATGATGTATAGATAGGCTGTGTGCTTCATAGTTGATATAGAAGGTCTGTTAAGATATCTATATCTATCTGTCAGTTTGTCATATAACTATCCTCATCAATCTTCTTCATGATATGTTCCATTGTGTCTTTTCAATACATCTCTTCTAATCTCTTCTTTAGGTTTGCTCTTTTTGTTGTATCAGTTCAATCTTTATTTTTCTTTGCCTGAGTCTTTAATGAATCCCATGCTGCATTTACAAATGCAGTTTTACCTAATCTATCTATAGCATTAAATAGTGATTTCTTAAAAAACCAATTAGTTATGTTTCATTTTCATCTGAACATTTCATAAGAATCCTCTAATCATAGTTCAGTATATTTTATTCCAGCCTTTCCAAAGATAGCTTTCACAACATTAATTAGTCATCTCTTATCTTTAATGATAGCAACAGCAAGGTCATCCAACTGATTAATAGCTGATAGGAAGTTAGCAAGTGTGGCTATGTATGTTAAGTTCTTTAGTTTAGATACAACATTTGGAGATGGCTTCTTGTTTAGTATTGCTAATACACTCTTCTTTAATTCTTCTAAGTCTTCGTTAGATATTTTTCCTTCATCAACTAATCATTCTACTATCTCAGTAAATGATACATTTTCTCATTTAAGTCAAGCCTCTTCCTTCAATCATCATAGGAATAACTGCCTTTGAATTGCTGTCTCCATGTTGACAATATAATTATCTAATGTTTCCATTGGGTCTGCATAGAATTCGTATATTCCCTCTCACCAATCACTTAGCTTTCATATCTTCCTTTCTTTTGCATTCTTAGATGTAGTTCATGGTTGCTTATAATCATTAACTAATAGATTTCTAATCATACCTTCCTTCTGTTCGTCTGTAAGATTTTCATTCCTTCTAATCTTTGATATTCTATTTAGTAGGTCTTCTCTTTCTTTTTGAGGAACTCATGTCTTATCGCTTATATATTCACTTAATCATTCATAATCTGTTACAGTTCTAGGGAAGTATAAATCGTTTAGTGTAATAGATAATCATGCATCTTTATACTTTTGCCCAAGCTCAGTTAGCATTGCAAACATATCGTTGGCAGACTCTTCACTTATTCAGAATTTCTTAAATACTTCTTTTAACTTCTTAACCTCTTCCTCTTTATATTGTGCAAGACTCTCTTCAGTTTGTTCTGAAGCTAATGCTCAGTAATCTAATAATGCTTTCTTTAACTCTAGCTTGTCCTTTTTATTTAGTTTTGATACTGCTTCAACAAATGGTTTAGCACGTTCTCTAAACCTATAGATATTAATCTCACTCTGTGTCTCCATCTGTACTATTCTTCACGCAACTCTAGGAGATATATTATATATTCTAGTTAAGGCTGGTGTGAACGCATCTTTAACTGCTTGTCATACTTCTGTATTCATAATTCTAAAGGCTTTCTTCCTTTTCTTAGGACTATCTGAAAACATATCTTTAATAGTTTGTGGAGATGTCTGAATATCTCCTCACATAACTTCATCCAATACTCATGCGTCTAGGTCTTCATCATATGTTTCATTTTCTTTGTCTGATTCTTTACCAGCTTCTACTATCTTTTTGTAATTGTCTCATAATTCTTGCTGTTGTTTAGATTGTAACTCATTCTCTTTTACTAAGTCCTTATATCATTCTTCATCAACATTAGCCATTGCTTCTTGTGTTTCATCAGTAGAAGATTCTATAGGACTTGCACTTGGAGTTACTATTACTTTAGGAATTCATCTTCTTCATGTTACTTCTCAACTAACTATTTTATCAAATGCTTTCTTTAATTCTTTACTTAATGGTTTCTTTTTGTTTCATGAGAACAAATCAATTATACTATTAAAGAATGCTACAATCTTTTGTACAAAAGTTTTAGGTCAGTTAATTTCTCTATCATGTAAGTATTCTCAGAATGCATTAGCCAACCATTCTTCTGCAAACTTATTTGCTAACTCTAATTCTTTTCAGCTCTTATATCCATCTATTCAGAATTCTTTCTTAACCTCTTCTATTGCTTGGTTTAGGATATCTTGTAACTCAGCTTGTAACTCAGCATCGTCAAGCTTCCCATTCTTTATAACATCCATCATAGCATGAAATACCTCATGTCAGTATAATGTTAGCTCTTTATTTGATTTATCATAATAAACTATTCATCAATTGTATAATCATCTTGTTCCCATCTTTGATGAATCAACAAAACGTATCTTAATTCATATTCATTTTAATAGTTGTTGTACTTTATTTCTTAACTGCTGATTCTGTTTAGAATCTCATACTATATATCTTCAACTTGTTTTGTATGCATAATTTTTAGCAAAATCTGTATTCCAATATTCTGTTCCATTCTTTACATCTTCTACAGATTTATCAAAAGATTCTTTAGAATCTGATATATTCCATCCTCATTGAGATACCTCACCTTGGTCTATGCTGGCTTGGCTTTCTCATTCTGGGATTGATTCCTCTTGTTGTGTGGCAGGTAATTCTTCTCAATATATACTCATATACTCCTGGATACTTTTATCTATCTCATTAATCTGATTGTCTATCTCCTGTAATCTTGTCTCTAGTTTAGAGATTTGTGTTTTATTCTTTTCTTCTCAGCTCTCTCTAAGAGATTCTAATTTATTCTCAACTTTCTCTTTCTCTTCATATAATTTAGTTGTTTCCTCCTCCTGCTTCTCTACATATTTAACATCATATTTTATAGTTTGTGATTGTTCTTTAGTCAATCATTTAGCTTTAGCCCACGCATCCTGTATGATACTATTATCCTCAACTCATCATCTTTGTGCTGCTGCTTCAAAATCATTAAAGTTGTTAAATTTTTTTGCTTCCTGCTCTAGTATTTTCACTACCTCATTCCTATTGCGTGTCTCTACTACTCATCATGCTCATCATCATAATCATGCAATTTGCATAAGTAGATATGTGTCAGAGAATATCTGTCACAATTCTTTAAGAGAAATTTCATCAAGCGAACCATAAGCCTGTTTAAGCCATGTCTGTAATGCCTCTGTAGATACTTCTTCTAATCATTCTGTTATCGCACTTCATTGCCAGTTGGCAACAAAACTAGCAAGAGCATTCTTAATTCAAAGCATCTTAGAGATAGATGTTTTCCCTTTCATGAATGGCGCTAACTCTAACATATCTCATAGGGTTTCTATTGTAGCTTCTGTTGTAGCAAGCAATGAAGCAAGGTCTGTCTTTTGTTGTCAAGTTAAATCTCTGAAGTCTGGGTCTTTTACAACATCTGTTAGATTCCTTTTATACGCATCTCAATATACTGTAGTAAATACCGTTCATGCTGCTATTTTTGGATTTTTTGTAATAACGGCTGTAGCAAATGCTGGTAGCATTTGTGCAACTATTTCTCATGCCCTAGTAATAACTACATCCCAATTTGATTCCTGCAGAGCTTGTCGTATTCATTTTCATGATTCTGCCCACTTTTCTGCCTCTTTTTTTGATTCTTGATATCATTTATCTTTTGATAGTCGTTGGTCTCGTGATTCTAATTCATCAAAAATAGTTTTAAGTGTGTTGTTCCTTTGTTCTTTTATTTTAGTCCCCATTTCACTATTGTTTAATGTTTGTCATCAGACTGGCAAATCAGTAGTTCAATATCTTTCTAATAATCATTGAGCTGTACTAATTCAAAATCTAGCCGTATCTATAACAAGATTCTTTCATTTTTCAAATAAGTTTGATTCTTTAACTGTTTCTCAAAATTCTTGCGTTATCTTTTGTGGTATTTCGTATAACCATTTATTTATAGTTCAAGCTATTCAAGTAGGTTGTGCCTGTCAATTTAACATATCTGGCACTTCAGCTTTTTTTAATGGTTCAACTCTTGTTTTGCTTCCTAATAGATTCATAGCCTGCTCTCTTGGTGTTGTCACTGTTGGAGTTACTGTTGGTACTGATAACTTAGATATATCAACTCTTGTTACAGATGGCATCGCTTTGGCTGTATTCGTTACCTTAGGAGTAGAAGTAATCGTTGGTGTCGTTGTGCTACCACTCTTTGCTGCAGCAGAAGAAGATGCTGCCTGCTGTTGCTTAGCATTTTTAGAGTTTGCTATCCTGGATTGTAGACTTCAAGTCCTAGTTGTAAATCTTTGTGCTTCGTCTGCCATTTATGTTTAGTTTAATATTAAATTAATGGTTCTTATAATAAGTTAATATTGCATTCTTTCACTTATCTCAGAAGTTTATTCATAATTCTTCAGCAAGCTTCGCTGCTTCCTTCTCTCTTTTTTCTCATCCTACTGACCATCACGCATCCTTCATTCTCTGCATAATAAGGTCTACATTATCATCACGAACTCTCTTTATTCTGTTGTTTATTTCTGCATCAAACTTAGTTCTTGCAGTTGCTCATAAGGCATTATATAAACTTTTGTATTCTGATGGTGTGCATATCTGCGCCATCTTTACCATAACTTCATCTTCATTTAATCACGCCGAGAACCCATATCTCTTAACATTACCCTTATCATAACTTCATCCAACTTCTCAGTTAATTATACCAGCCTTTAGTTTCTGCCATTTATCATTATCTGTCGTAGTTCATCATGAACCACCACTTCATCAACTACTCTTTCCACTTCATCATGAACTTGCTTTAGCAGCTGCAGCTTGTCTCTGTTGATAAGCTTGCCATGCTTGTTGTGCTGGCTGTTTTAGTTTATCTGCATTAGCATTCCAGAACTCATCTAATACTGCTTTCTGTGCAGCACTTCTTTTATTGTATTTGAAGTAGTCATTGAATGCGCTTCTATCTCTAAATACATATACATCATCAGAGTTTGCTATATTAACTAAGTTGTCTGCTATCTCTTGTAATCTTGTAGGGTCTGATGATTGATAATCATATGTATCAGGAGTTTCTCATAGTTTATAGAATTGTCAAGTAGCCTTATCAAAATATCCAGCTTCTTGATACTTGCTTCCACTAACGAATTGATAGTTGTTTGTTGTGCTTCATGTTCAAGTACCTCCATAGATATCTATTCATTGATTGATAGCATCTAATAACGTATCTACTTCTGAGAGTTGATTATCAAGTTTTCATTGTGCAACTAATAAACTATTGTTCAATGTTCTTAGTTGTGTTTGTAATTCTTTTGTCTGCTGAGAAATATAAGCACTAACCAAATCCTCTGGTGCTTCACTTCATAATACATTCCTAGCAGTGTCTGATATAGTCCATATGTTATCCTCTACCTTATTTATCTCTCACTCTATATTTTCTATCTCATCTTTATTGGCTTGGATTAATGGATTTTGCAACATACTTGCAACTATAGATACATAGGCTGCAGTGTCACCACCTAATCATTCTATCTTTTTATAAAGACTTTCGTTATATTGTTTAATAACACTAGCATTCTTTGCGTACTCATCTGTGAAATTATATTTAGTGTAATTGCTATTAGTCTCAGATTTAGTTAATCAGTTATAGATACCACTTCATACTGAATTAATATCTTCTACTGATGTCTGATTCTGTAATATTCATTGAACTTGTGCATATAATGCAGGTGAATAATTCTTTAGGTCTATCATACTTTGACCTACTGGATTAATACTATTGTTGCTTACTGCACTAGCAATCTGCTCTGGTGTCATTCCTGATAGAGATTGATAATCCTTATATCTGTTATATGCTGCAGTAGTGGCTGCTCATTGACCTGATAACTGTTGTCAGTTCATAAGCTGTGATAAGAAATAATCTGTATTATTTACATTGTTGTAATCCATCTTTCACTGCTGTTCCATCTGATACTGATACCAGTTCCTCATTGTTTCTCTTTCTTTGTCGCTTCTTCATTCATAGTTATAGTTGAATGTATTAGCGAAAGTGTTCCAATCAGAGAACTTACTAGGGTCTTGTGCATAAGCTTGGTTTAGATTACCAACTATTTGTTCTTGCCTATCAGCACTTGTATCTCAGTATCCCCAACCACCTAGGTTTCATTGGTTGCTCTGGGGTTGATTTGTTTGTGGTTGGTTGTTAAGAGATGCGTTATAATTATCTATCCACTGTTTACCTTCTTCATTCACTCTATCATAGAGTTTAGTCTGATTCTCTGGAGTGAGTCATTTATACGCATCTATAAACTGTTGTTCTGTCATTGCCATTTAGTTAATAGTTATATGTTAAAGCTTATATTGTTGGAATTTTATACTTAAATATGTTTCCTTGTATATCTTTATAGCATCATTTGCTTGTACTTTCATATACACTGAATCTCATTTTTTGAGTTCTATATTTGTCTTCTGCTTTCATCAAGACATTATCTCTGGTAAAGATGAGCCTTGATAATAATCTTGTATTATGATTCATGGGTTAGTTCATAGCTTTCATACTATTATTTTAAACCATGTAGCTGAGTTTGTTTCTAGTGTCCATCAATAAGATATAGTATATATTCAATCTTGTAATATATCAAATGTATATACATTAGGTAACACTGTATTGTCTGGTCTAACTGTAGTATAATTCTGAGAAGAATCTACCCAATCAAAATCTATATAGTTATCTGTATATCATGGTGAAACTATATATGTTTTATCTTCATCTTGCCAAACTGTCATTGTATCCTGTGGCTGGGTTTCAATACTTCTTCACGCCTTACCAACTCTTAATATCCAGTTCTCTCTATCATAAAGTGTCTTTTGACTTTCAAGCATAGTATCAGATATATCTAGGAAAGATATATTTGGAATCTCTTGGATTAGTCACGCAGTATTTTGTTTAAGATATCATTCTTTTCATTCATCAATAAAACCTTCATCACTTGTGACTCTTTTGAAAGCTTCATCACTTGTGACTGTTATGTCTTCAGTATCTATCTTTTCTATCTTATCTATACTTTCTCATGTAGTCATAATATGTTAGGCTATGCTCATATAAAGTAGGTGTCTTTGATGTATTATTTGTGTTTAGGTCAAATCTGTATTCTAACAAATTCCATGTCTTATTGAAAGGACATACCATCATATCTTCTAGTAGGATTCAGTTTCCATTCTCTAATAAGATTAGGTCATCGGCTTCTTCTTTTCTTAGGAGTGATTCCTGCTTATCTACTTGTGGAGTAGTTGGCACTACTATATCATAACAATTAGTTGTATCTGTGAGTTTCTTTATAGGAAAGAAGTTAGATTTATTGTATCCAAAGGAATCTCTATCATATCTATAACTTAATTCCATGTTTGTGCCTGATGGCATGTTATATGTTATAGTTGCCTGGTCGTTCTTCTTGAATAGTCATGCGCATCATCAATCAAATACTCTACCAATTAAGAATCAACTAGATTGATATTTAGCTGGATGAAAGCTCATGTCATAGTAACGAACTATATAATTGTTTCAGTTTTTTACGCAAACATACAATCTCTCTCAAAATCTGAACAACGACTTAATTGGTCTGCTTTCTTTAAACTCTATACATCCTCACCATAACCATCCATTATATTCTGTGAATGTCCATATTCATTCATCAGTAGCAGCAAACAAAACTCAATCAGAAGACATTATCTTTGGCTCAGTCCCTGTGAATACTTTCTGGTTATCCCATGTTTGTGTCCATCTAATATCTGTCTTGCTATATCATGATATCTTTGCTAACTTTAGTTCTCATTCTGCAAAATTGAATAGAGCATAGTCTACTCATTGGTCTGATGTAACACATCCATCCATTATGTATAATCATTTGAATGATACAGTCTGAATAAGTCATGTATACTCTACATCAAACGTTCCTTTTGCATAATGTATTTTTGTATTAGCTCAGTCTGTTACATATATCTTTAGATAGTTTCATTCTTGTGTTAATCAGTATACAACGTATGATTTATCAAACTTTCTAACCTCTTTAAATATTGGTGTTCATGTCTCTATAGACATTCTCCATACCATATTTAAGTCTCATATAAGTAAGAATGTGTTGGCATAGTTTAACGCACAATGAACATCTCATAGAAAGTCTCATGGAGTTATGTCTGTGTGTGGTCGTGTCCCAGATTGTAGTGTGCATTTAAAAACTCATGCAGTTCATATAATATATACATCATCTCAAAACTGCATTCATATAGGTGCTCTCGTAAATGTCTTATTGATATTACACACCTGAGCCCCAGATTCTACATTATAAACATCTCAGGCTGTATCTACCATAAACAACTGAGTCCTTCAAAGAATAGATGCAGTAAAATATGAAAACTCATTTGAATTTGTGCGTATATCAGTAGCACCTCATGATAAACAAACTCCATTCTTCATGTCCCTAATATTCACGTTCTCTCAATACTGAAATTGTGCAGCATATCCAGATTGCCTATCCTGTGATGCTCATCTATACCAACTATTCTCTAAGTATTGTTTAAGTTTTATAGACATGTTTTAGTTCATTAATCATCTTAAATTAGGTGTGTGATATTGTGTAGGTTGAATATATCTATCAGATAATTCAGCCATCATCTCGTTCATAGCCTGATAATAATCTTGTTTAAACATCATAACATTCTTTGTATCATTAACTGCTTTAGCGTTATCCCAACTCATTCACATTAAGATTACATATATATATTGCCAAGGGATTGTTAAGTCATCTTCAGAATCTGTTGCCAATACATCTGGAGTATTAGCAGCATATCTAATACGTAATCCTCATTCTACATCTTCTGTTGGAGTAGGATATAATCTTATTTTGCTTTTTCACTCAAACTTGAAATATGGTCTCCAATGAGATGCATGCTTAGAATACCACTCTAATGGTTGTTGTACATCTCAGTCTGGGAATTCATCAGCCTTTACAAACTTTCAATTACCTGTATAATCTATGGATAACTCTAAAAGTTTTCTTAGTTCTGGATAATCTGGAAGTGTACTCTCTAAGCTACTTCCTGTTGGTAAATCATATAAAGCCTGATTAGCAACTAGATTGATATCCATATATTCATCAAAATAGTTATCCATAATGAATGTCGCTATCTTTCACTCTATCTCGTGATAACGTCTATTAAACCATTTTAATGCTACATTAGCATCTAGGTCTGTCGCATTCCTAGCATTATCATTCATAAAGTCTGATATATATTCTCCTATTAGTTTTGCCATTGTTAGATGTTTGATATAAAATCTTTCTCTTTTATGATACACCTACCGAAACAGATATATCATAAAAGGGGACACGATTAGGTGTCCCTCTTATACTACCAAGAGTATGATAAGCTTGAAGCAGATTCAATTCTAACCAATGCATCTGGTTGTAAGATGATTGCGTTGAATGCAACTTTAGCTCAAACATATCTTCTTTGTGCCAATGGGTCTGATTTAGAAGCACCGTCACCTACCATGTAGCTTCTTAATCCTTGTAAATCAGCAACTCCGTAAGCACCTTTTCACATTACGTATGTAGGATATACAGTAACTGTAGAAGCAAATGTTTGGATGAAAGAAGAAGATACAACTCTTACGTTGAAAATCTTTCCAATTTCTCCTTTAACTAACTGTGCTCTTCCAGCTTCAGTATATTTAGATAAATCCATGAATCCTCCAGCAGCAGTTCCTGTTTGTAGGTCAAAGATTACATTAGGATGTGCAACAGCAATGTATCCATCTCAGAATACTGGTGCAGCTTTTGTTGACAAGAAAGCATTAGCTTTAGCCAAGTCAGTTGCAGTCAATAAATCTGTAGCAGCGATAGTTGCTCTTGTTGTAGCAGCACCTGCATAGATAACGTTAGTTCCAGCAGCAAGTACTCATTGGATTACTTGGTCAATAATACGTGCCATGTTTTCTCCAATAACTTTAAGAGCATTAGATACCATAGGAACTGGTGATACATCCTCAAGAATATCTGAGATGATTGCATACATACCGTATTGTTTTGCATTCAAAGAGATAGTCGTGAAAGTAATAGCAGTGTCGTCTGGTGTTACTCATTCAGTCAATGAAGCATTAGCAGGTGTAACTGTTAATTTGTTACATCTAGTCCAAGCTAATGTGTTGTAACCTGCAGGTCGTGCTGGTTTTTCTCACATATCATAGAACCTTAAATTAGGTTCAAAGTTTTCTAACACAGTTCTATCTAACCATGTTTGTAATAATTGTCCACTAGCGTTAACTGAAGTAGTTGTAGTATCGTTAGTAGTAGTTTGTAAATTGTTACTCCAAATAGCCATTTTATAAAAGTTGGTTAAAGAATTAAATCAGTCCCAACTCCTCTAATTTCTTTT